TTAATTTTTTTTTTTGATTTAATTTTTCTATAATTTTTTTATTTAAAATATTATAATCTAAAATAAATAGGTTTTCTATTTCATCATCTATTTTTGGTAATATATTGTTTTCAATTAAGTAACCAAATTTAATATTTTTTTCTTTACACCATATATTCCATTCCCAAATAAATGATGAAATAAATTTAATTGTTTTAATTTTTTTAATAATATTAAATAAATCAATTTTAGAATTATTTAAACATGAAGATTCTGTTTTAATTTCAATATCTAATATTTTATTTTTAAAATCTAATTTAATTAATTCCTCAAATAATGAGATTTTATAAATTTTATTTTTATAATTTATTATTGGTAAATCTTTGTAGTTTATATCATTAATATTTTTATCAATTCCTGTTAACCTTTTTAAATTAATATCATGAAAAATAATCCATTTATTATCTTTTGTTAATTGTATATCTATTTCTATTCCTTGATAATTTTGATTGTTTATTGCAGAAGCTATAGATTCAATAGTATTTTCTAAATATTTTTTTGTATCACCTCTATGTAATATTTTTATCATTATTTATTATATTGATAAAATTATTTTTTAATTAAAAACATTATTTCTACTTTTTCATATTTATTATTGTATAAATTATTAATAATATTAATTAATTCATCTCTTGATTTTCTTCTAATATTATTTAATGGTTTGAAATATACTTGGTCTCCACCACCTATTTGTTTTTTATCTATAATTTCTGTAAGATTAATAAGTTTATAATGTGTAATTCTATAAATAGAATCAAATAAGTATATATCTTTTTCTTCAAGTAAATCTTTATATTCTTTTAAATTCATTTATTAAATGTTAGATTTTATTATTTCAAAAAATATTTAGATTTTTTATATAAAAAATATTGAAAGAATTATATATACTTATATAAGGACGAAATATCATTAAATATAATGTTGGAAAAAAGCGATAAAACACGTATAAACAATCTTTTTAAAAGCATGAACAAAGGAGAAGAATTCGAAGTAATGTTTAATAATTACAAAGCAGATAACAAGTTATCAGTTATTAATTTCATGAAAATTATTAAATTTGCTAAATGGAGAAGTGATAATTACAATCTTCCATTAATTAAAGAAGATTCTCTTGATATTTGCTATAATTTTGAAAAAGATTGTTCCTATAGAATTTCTATAGTTGGTAATGATAATATTAATAATATATTAAATTTAGTTCATAATAAAAAGAATCATGTTATATTATCTATTATTATTACACAGTTTTTAAAAAATGATTATGTACAAATAATAAAAAAAGAAAAAGAAAGGAAACATGTTGTTGATATAAATGATTATGATATTAGAATTAGAAAATCAAAAGAATTAAAAGTAGACAACAAAGTGTTAAATAATTTAGCTAATTTACCTCTATCTCAATCAGATATGATTACATTTAGATATAAACAACGTGTATCTTTAATTTTAGATAAAAAAGATTCATTAAGTTTAGATTTAACTGTTATTAAAGGTGGTTATAATCCAAATGATATATCTGAATCAAATAAATCTTATGAATTAGAAATAGATTATTCTCCAAGTTCAAGTATTAATAGTAAAGTTTTAAAAACTATTTTAATAGAAATGGAAAATATAAAAAAAGTATTAGAAGATAGTGGTACATTTTTAAGTTCAGATAAGAAAAAATCAATATTAAAAAAATATAGTGAATTAATATGTGGATCTAGAAAAAATAATAGACTTTATTCTATGCAGCCTATATCAGCAGAAGTTCAACATATTACAGATAAAATTCCGAATAAATACAGTGTTACAGATAAAGCAGATGGTGAAAAATTTTCATTAATCATTAACAAAGGAGAAATGTATTTTTTATCTTGTAATATGGATGTACGATTATTAAATATTAAAGTTGAAGGTTTAAAAGACACTATTTTGGAGGGTGAATTGATACATATAAGTAGTCAAAGGAAATACTTATTTATGATTTTTGATTGTTTGTATTATAATGGTGTTGATATTAGAAATGATGTCATTTTAAAAAATAGATTACAAAAGGCTTATGAAGTTTGTAAAAAAATAGGATCTAAAGTTTATCAGCATAAAGAATATAATGGTAAATTTGATCTTGGATTAATAAGAAAATTTTATCAAAATGAAATCGAAAATTTCTATAAGTCTATGAATGATTCATTATTAAAATTAAAAAATAACGAAATATTGTTTCATCCAAAGATGTTTTTATATCCTTCTGGAGGAAGTGATTCCGAGGTATTTTTATTTTCAGATTTAATATGGACTAATTGTACAGAAAATGAATTAATTAATTGTCCATATAAATTAGATGGTATTATTTATACTGGTATTGAACAAAAATATACAATTGACAAAAGAGAACAAAAATATCCAATTTATAAATATAAACCTCCATCAACAAATTCTGTTGATGTTTATGTTACATTTAAAATGAATAGAGAAACAGGTGGTTATTTAGAAATATTTGATAATTCATTACCTGATAAAATAGAAAATCAAAATTTTCGTGTTTTAAACTTTTTTGTTGGTGAATTTGTTGATAATAGGGAAATACCTGTTCCATTTATGAAGGAAAAAGGTAATAATGAAGGTTTCTTTCCGTTAGTAAGAGGAGAAGTACGAGACATTGAAGGCAATTTAGTTCAAAATGAAACTGTAATAGAAGTAATTTATACTAATGATCCAAGTATTCCACATAATTATAGATGGACTATTTTAAGAACTAGATGGGATAAAACAGAGTCAATTAGAAAAGATGGTAGGAGATACGGAAACTATAAAGACGTTGCTATAAAAACATGGAAATCAATGGTAGAAGCTATAACTATTGAAGATGTAAGAAATTTAGCAAATCCTGATACATATATATCTCAGAGAAATACATTAGTATCTCGTATTGATACATCAATTGTAATTTCTGATCGTCAACAAGATGTATATTATCAAAAGATATCAAATTTATGTAGAGAATTAAGAGAATTTCATAATTGGATAAAATCTGTATTAATATATTTGTATTGTAGTCCGGCAAAATATGGAAAAAATTCTAAGATATCTAAAAAGAGTGTATTAGATATAGGATGTGGTAGAGGAGGTGATATAATGAAATGGTATCATGCTCGTGTAAAGAATTATGTTGGAATTGATATTGATTATGAAAATTTACATTCGTCATTAAATGGAGCAACAAGTAGATATGTGAATTTAAAAAAGAAATTTCCTGATTTTACCAAAGCCACATTTTTACAAGCTGATGGTTCATTACCATTTACTGTTAAGGCTCAAAATAATAGATTTCCAAATTTAACATCGATAGAGAAAGATAAAATAAAAAATGTTTTTAACGATGGTGTTAAATACGATATTATTAGTTCTCAATTTGCTATTCATTATTTATTTGATTCTCAAGATAGTGTAAATAATTTGATTGATAATATTAAGAAATTTTTGAGATTGGATGGATACATATTGGTAACTTTATTTGATCCTACTCTAGTAGAAAAATTATTGGATGGGAAAAATAAATATACTTCTAATTATACAGATGATGATGGTAATAGACAAAAGTTATTTGAAATTGTTAAAAAGTATAAAAAATTAGAAGATAAGCCAGGATTGCCATTAGATGTGATGATGAGTTGGATTAACGATTCTTATTTACAAGAATTTATGGTGACTCCTAAATTATTAAAAGAAACAATGAAAAAGGCAGGATGTGCTTTAGTAGAAACACAAAATTTTAAATATTTGTATAATGTTAATAAGCCTTGGTTTGAAAATGTTATTCAAACAGAAGAAAATAAAAAAAATAAACAATGGTATGAAAAGATATCTAAATTTTTTGGGGAATTAAAGGGTGCCAGTAAAGAAAGTAAAGATTATTCATTTCTTAATAGATATTATGTTTTCAAGAAAATTGAATAATTAAATAATTATTTTAATATACATTATAATTAATGAATATTGCTTATAATGTATTACAGAACACAGGATTAATTAATCATATTGATGACAATTTTATACATCATAAATTTGATAGAGTTTTTAATTTTAATCAATTCAATAAATTCTTTTTTGGAAAAGAAGTATTAGATGATGTAAGTAAAACTGAATTACTAAATCAAAGTATTATTTTTTATGATGATAATGGAAAATCATATATTAAATTCAAAAAAGTTGGTGATTATATTATGTATATTAGTAAAAATTTAGATTTTGAAAATGGAAATTATATATTATTTAATTATTATAATTTAATTGGTAAATCGAATTTTAGTATTAAACAAAAAAAAATCTACAATTTCTTTGAATCTATAAAAGAAAAATTACTAGAAATATCTAATAAAAATGATACAGAAAGTTATATAAAAAATATTGCAAAATTTATATTATGTTATATTGGTGTATCATATTTTAAAGGATATATAATATCAGAATTAGATGATGTAATAGTTGTTAAATTTGATACACTAAATAAACCTTTTTATATATCTTTATGTAATAATAAATCCGATTACAATTCAAATTTAATTGGATTAGATAATAAATTAGATAATTTATCTTGTAATTCTATTACTATTAAAATTATAGATGATGTTATGAAAAATGACAAATATACTTTTATGTATCATAGATTGTTAACAATAAATAATAACGAATCATTTACTAAATTATATTTAGACAGTTGGAAGAAAAAAGAAGAATATATAATTTCTTCTGATTTATTTGAATGCATAATTAGTTTTGCAAGTCCAAAAAAAAGAATTAAATATGAAAAGTATTTTATAGAAAAATTTAAAGATAAAAACTTATATAAATTAAGAGAAGATAAAATATTTCTTAATTTTGATGGAATAAATAATTATTTACTTAATATTGAAAATAATTATTTAATAAATGATTGTTATAAAGATAGAATAAATGAATTGTATCTTAAATCATCTGTTGAACTAATGAAATCATTAGAAGAATTATATAAACACACTATTTAATTTATATTTCAATTTCAATGTATGGGGTAACATATGAGTAAAATGTTGGTACATAGAAAGTATCAACACTGTAAACATATGGATCATACCACCAATAGTAAAGAGGTTGGTCAATAGTAGAAATGTATTTAGTTTCTAAATATTCATCATCAGAAGATTCTGAAGAATCATCCTTCTTTCTTCTTTTAGACCTTTTTTTGGATCCTCTTTTAGATTTCTTCTTCTTTTTGGCACCACCAGTTAAATTATCAGATCTACCTTTAAAATTTGTAAGTTTCTTTTGGAATTTTTTGTTAGCATTAGTAACGTTCTTAACAGTGAATGGTTCAATTGAGAAATTGACATTGTCTCCTTCTTTTTTTTCTTTAACTTGAAAGTGATATAGTTTACCACTTCCGGATTTACCTTTTTGAATAGAAAAATAGAATTTAGGAATATTGTTATTAAAGTGTTCAGATAAACCATTGTAAAGTTTTTTTGCTGCTTCAACTGAATTTTTAGCTTTTACACGTGTGTTGAAATTACCTTTTACATATGGGTTAACAAGGTTATAAGAATTAACCATATAAAATAACTTATATTTTTTTTTTATATTTTTAATTTTTTTTTAGATATTTTTATATATTTTTTATATATTTTATAGTAAATATTAATAATAAAAATTGACAAAAGTACGTTAAAGAGTAAATAATTATTAATTAATATAGACGAATGACTATCATATTTGAAGCAAAAACTACTCAAACACCTGCTGTTAAAACATTGATTGATTGTCTTAATTCATTATTAACTGATGTAAATTTAAATTTTACACCATATTATATTAATGATGAGTTAGACAGTGATGATTCTGATTATGAATCAGATGACAATGAAGAAAAAACAGTAGAAAAATCTAGTAATAAAGATAAAAAGATAGGTGGTATTACAATAAAAGAGGTAAATAAGACAAGCTCAATTTTAGTTCATTGTAGACTAGATGCTGATAAATTTGAAGAGTATCATTATAGTTATCATAAAAAGAAATTAACAATTGGAGTTAATTTGAATAATTTACTAAAAGCATTAAAATGTATGACACATTTTGATACAATGACATGGTTTATTGATGATGAAGATCTAGCTAAATTGAATATTGTATTGCAAAGTCAAGAAAGAAAGGAGAAAAAATTATTCAGATTAAATCTTATGGATTTGGATGATGAAAAATATGAAGTGGATCCTGTTAAATTTCCTTATTCTGCACATTTTCCTTCTCAAGATTTTCATAAATATTGTAAGGATATGTCTTCAGCTGGAATTGATAAAATGGAAATAAAATGTACAAATAATACTGTATTTTTTTCAGGGAAAGGTAATATTGGTGTAGCAGATTTTCAAGTTGGAGAATCTATAGGTGGATTACAAATTGAAGTTAATACTGAGAATAATGAAATAGTTCAAGGATTATTTGAGTTGAAATATTTAAATGTTTTTACAAAATGTACAAATTTATGTAATATTGTAACTTTGTTTTTGAAAAATGATTATCCTTTAATTGTACAATATTCAGTAGCTGCATTAGGTCATATCAAATTAGTTTTGTCTCCTAGTAAATCTAAGGATGGGTATTAAATTTATTTTATTATTTAATTAAATATTAAAATAAATAATTAATCATGAAATGGTAATTCGGTGAGAGAACTATAACTTTTTTCAGGGTAAATAATCATTTTATATTTTTGTAGTAATCTAACATCACAATTTAATGAACCTGTTGTTTTTTTTGAATGATCTATAGCATTAGCGATAATTTCATCTTTACTAGTATTTTCTGAAGCTACTATATGATTAATATTAGTGATGTTTCCAAACCATCCTTTACAAGAATATTTATACATATAAAAATCCATTTTATTTCCAATTAATAAATTTTTGTTTTGTGAAAATTCTTTTTCCATTATTGAAACAATGGTTGTTTTTTTAAATATCTATATTATTATTTAAAATAAATTTCCATAAATATTCTTCATGAGAATTTTTTTTAAATCCTTCATTTTTTTTTGTACTAAATGAAAAAGATTTATGATTATTATTATTATCATAGTTATTTATTGATATTTGTGGTCCATTTGGTAGACCCATTAATAATTTACTAAATTTTATATTATTATTATTTAGTATATTAATTAATTTATTTCTCATATTTTCAGGTTTATTTGTAGTTAATACAATAATGTTACCTTGATCATATGCATTATTTATTTTGTTAACAATTGATTCAATAATATTATTATTATTTTCATTTATTAATGATCCTTCAATTTTACAGAATATAGTATTTTTATTATTCATTAATTTTATATTTAATAATTTTTTAAATAAAAAAAAAAAGATGAAATTTTTTAATTTAAAATCTATATATATATAGTAATGGCTTCAATTGATATAAATGACGAAAAAATTAAATCTAGCGATAAAGAAAATAAAATTAATGAAAACATAAAAAAAGAAAAAAAAAAGAAAAAAAATAAAAAAAGATGTAATTTTATAGGTTGTAATAAAAAATTATCAATTATAGACAAAGAAATTATTTGTAAATGTAATAAAGTTTTTTGTCCTAAGCATCGAGCTACTTCAAGTCATAATTGTGAATTTATAATAAATAAAGATGATTTTGCCAAAAATAAAGGTTTAGGCGGTGGTCAATATGAAAAGTTAATTAAAATATAATATTTTACTAAAAAAATTCTCTAGTTTGTGCTCCATAATAACAGTTCAAACATTGATGGTATTTATTTTTACAATCATTAGCTGTTATAATAATATATGGATTAACTTCCTTATCCCAAATTAAAGTTACTTTACATGTACAACATATTAGTTTTGGTTTTTTTCTAAGGTAAGAAAAAATAATTTTTTTTAAATCATCAATTTCAAATACTTTATTCATTAAAAATATAAATATTTTTTAAATTTCTATACTTTTATCTGTCATATGTGCTATATAAATAATATCAGTACTCCATTTTTTTAGAATATTTTCATTTAATAAAGATAAACTTGTTTTAGTACTATCATTATTCCAAATTTTAATAACAGAATAATTATTTTTTTTTAAACATATTGATAAACCTTGAATTAAATTTTCTTGGTTTGATAATTCTTCTGTAACTAAATATACAGATAAATCTTCCCACAATTCATCAACTTGATTTTGGTTTATTTTATACGACCAACAGCCACCTTTTATATTTTTTTCATCTTCCCATATTGGAGTAATATCATTTTTCATTAAAAAAAAATGTTTATGATTTATTCCTCCTAATTTATCCCAGTTATTATACAATTTCCAAAAATCATTAACATTTTCTATTTGATAAATTTTATTATACCCATTTATAGTCCAATTGTCTTTTTGTGAATGATACCATAAGTTCCATTTATTTTTTAATTTAATACTCATTGTTATTTAAAACCTAAATAGTTTTTAAATAGAATTGTTAAATTTATATTAATTTAAGTTTATATTATTTATAATTTTAATGGGAAATATTTTATTTGGATGTTGTCATTTTAATAGTTCATTATTATTTATTGATAATAATAATAAAATTGTTGTGAATAAATATAAATTACCATTAAATTTAGCAGTAAAATATTCTAAACAAAAAAATTTAGAATTTTTGTATAAGGAAAACAATATTTTTAAGTATTCATTAAATGATTATAATAAAATTAAAATTATACCTGTTATTTTTAGTATTAAAGATGAAAATAGTAATGAACTATTAGAAAGATTTATAAATTATGACACTGTACCAATTTGGATTATATTATATAATGAAAAGATTGTTACAAATTATCTAAATATAACTTTTATAAAAAAAAGTAAAAAAACAGTTAATTTTAATTTAAATGAAAACAAATATTTAACTTTAGGTGATTTATTAAAAAATTACTAATATTATATAAAGGAATTGTTTTAATATTTAATAATGGAGTTAATTAATTTTTTATTTATCATATTTTCAGTTTATATGTTTATTACTACTAGTATTTTAACAAAATTATTTTTTGTTTTTGTAACTAGTTTATCTTTATCTTTTTATAGAGAAAGAGAAAATTTAAAAGATAGTAATAATATTTTACTTTTAACAATTTATTATCTTATTTCATTTGTAAGTTATTGTTTTAATTGTTGTTTAAATTTGTATGAAATTGGAAAAGATTATAAAATTGTTTTATTTTTAAGAGATGGTGTAGAATATTTGAACTATATGTTTGTTTCAGGTAGAAATGATTTATTTTATCATATATCAAATAAAGTTTCAAATGTTTTTGTTCCTCCAAAAAAAAGAAAAATAAAAAAATTAGAAAATAAAAAAAAAGTATTTGATAACGATGATGATATGATGGATTTTTTAGAAGATTTAGATTCAAAAAAAGATAATTAATTTTTTTTTATAAAAATAATATAAAAAAATTGATTATTATAATTATTTAAAAAGAGTACTATTATATATATAAAATATGTCTACAGTAGATCAAAATGACGTTGATAAATTAGTTGAGCTTTATTTTAAACAGCCCAATATTTTAGTTGATCATTTGTTTGGCTCTTATCATCAATTTATAGAAGAAATGATTCCTTACATATTATCTAAAAAAGTTAATTATTTTTATGAAAATGTAGAGAAAGAAAAAATATATTTGCATGGATTTAAATGTAGTAATATTAGATTAAAGGGAGCTACTTTTCAAAATGAATCAAATTATTTATTTCCTAATCAATCACGTAAGAATTATCTTAATTATTTTGGAACTGTTTATTGTGATATTATTCAAATAGTTGAAATAGAGGATTTGCTTACTGGTGAGAAAATTGTAAAGGAAGTAGATTCAGAAAAGGATATAGCAATTGGTAAAGTTCCTATTATGGTAAAATCTAAATATTGTACAACTAAAATTAAGAATGATATTCATGGTGAATGTAAATATGATATGGGTGGTTATTTTTTGGTAAATGGTATGGAAAAAATAGTAATTTCTATTGAAACTGTTAGAACTAATGGTGTATTAGTTTTTTCAAAAAAAGATTCCAGTTTTCCAGAAGGTAAATATTACATTTCTCAAATTAATTCAAGAGAAAATGATTGGTCTGATAATTTACAAATCTTAACAATAAAAAATAAGAAGAATGGTTCTATTACCATAAGTTCATCACAATTTGCAGATTTACCTATTTTTATATTATTTAGAGCATTAGGATTAGAGTCAGATAAAGATATTATTGGCAATATAACTAATAATTTAGATGATTTAAAAATGTTAAATTTGTTAAGACCATGTGTTGCTTTGAGTGTTGATGAATTAGATAATCCTATTAAAACTAAAGAAGAAGCAATTGGTTATTTAGTAACAAAATTAAGAAGAAATAAAAGGATTAGTATGAGTAATGAAGATGTTGCTAATGTACAAAGAAGAATGTTATTAGAAAAAATTTTAAGGAAAGATTTATTACCTCATTTAGGTGATGATATTCCAAAGAAAATTAGATTTTTGGGATTGATGGTAAAAAAATTATTAAATGTAATGCTTGGTAGAGCAGAAGTTGATGATAGGGATGGTTTCCAAAATAAAAGAATCGAAACACCTGGTGTATTATTAAGTCAATTATTTAAACAAAATTGGAAGAAATTAATGAATGAAATTGGTAAAATGTTTAGAAAGAAAAATCATTCTGATGAAACTCCAATTAATGTAATTGGTCAAATCCGTCCAAATATAGTTGAGCAAGGTATAAAAACAGCATTAGCTACGGGTATGTGGGGTATGAATAGAACAAAAAAAGGTGTAGCTCAATCACTGGGTAGATTATCTTGGATTCAATCATTAGCATATTTAAGAAGAGTTATGTCACCATCTTCAGATAATGCTGCTACTGCTAGTATTACATCAATGAGAAATGTAAATAATATTACAATTTATTTCTTATGTCCTACAGAAACTCCAGAGGGTCAAAAAATTGGTATTGTTAAGAGTTTAGCAATGAGTGCTTCAATAAGTTTACAAAACAGTTCTCAAAAAAATATTGTATTAGGTATTATTGAAAAATTTGGAAAAGTAAAACATCCAGCTGATGTTGATGTTTTTGTGATGGAATATTATTCAAAAGTATTTATTAATGGTGATTGGATTGGTTGTACTAAAAATGTTATTGAATTATACAAACTTTTATTGAGTGAAAGAAATAATGGTTTAATTGGTAAAATGACTACAATTTCTATGGATTATAGAAGTAATGAATTACGAGTATTTAGTGATGGTGGTAGATTAATAAGACCAATCATGGCTGTAAAAGATAATAATTTAGTGTTTGATAAGAAAATGGTAAAAGAAGTTAATGAAATGTTATTAAGTAATTCAGCTAGTAAAGGTTGGAAAAAATTATTATCAAAGTATCCAGAAGTTATTAACTATGAAGATATTGAAAGTAGTAATTATTTGATGATTTCATCCAATTTAGATTTATTAGATGCTAATTTGGAAAATAAAGAAAGAAAGGTACATTATGATGAAAACACTGTATTGAATAGATATGGTGATTACAGGTATGTGAATTATACTCATTGTGAAATGGCTAGATGGTTATTATTGGGAGCAGTAACAAATACTATTCCTTTTGCTAATCATAATTATGGTGCAAAAAATATTGTTAACTTTTCACAAGTAAAACAATCCATTGGTACCTATTTGACTAGTTATAAAGATAGAATGGATATATCACAAATATTATATCATCCACAACTTCCTGTTGTAACAACACGTGGTACGATTTATAATAGGATGCATGATTTACCAGGTGGTGAAAATGCAATTGTAGCTATTATGAGTTATACTGGATACAATCAAGAAGATAGTTTGATTTTTAATCAGTCTTCTATTGATCGTGGTATCTTTAGAGTTGATTCTCTTAAGAAATATCATAGTGTTATTGAAAAAAATCCTTCAACATCACAAGATGATATTTTTATGAAACCAGATAGAAATAAAGTTACTGGTATGAAACAAGCTAATTATGATAAATTAAATGAAAAAGGATATGCTCCAGAAGAAACTATTATTGAGGGTGGTGATATTATTATTGGTAAAGTTTCCCCTATTCAACCAACTGGTAATAATAATAAAGTTTATAAAGACAATTCAGAAATATTTAAAAGCAATGTTCAAGGTGTTATTGATAGAGTTCATACTAATGTTTACAATGTAGATGGTTATGAGATGTATAATGTTAGAGTTAGAATGGAAAGAACACCTGTCATCGGTGATAAATTTTGTCTACCGGGTTCAACTCAAGTATTAACTAATAAAGGATGGATTCAGATAAAGGATATTAATATTAAAGATTATAAAGTTGCTACATTTGATTCTAATAAAAAATTAACTTATATTAATCCTAGTGATAAATATGAATTTGATCATGATGGTGATATGTATTATTATGAAAATAAACATGTTAAAATTGAATGTACATTGAATCATAAGTTATATGTTAAATCTAGAAGTGGAAAAGAATTTAAATTAATTGAAGCAAAAGATGTTAAAGGTAAAATGTTTAGATTGAAGAATAATATAATAAATGACTATAAAGATATTCAAAAAATAAAAATTGGCAAAAAGTTATATTTGATGGATCATTGGCTTAAGTTATTAGGTATGTATATATCTGATGGTAATATTATTGAAGATAATATGTTTATTTCATGTGTTAAAGATAGAAAAGTAAATTTTTGTAGAAATTTTTTCAATGATTTAGGATTAGATTATTATTATTCTTATGATAAATTTAAAGTTAAATCTAAAGATATTTGTGATCATTTATTATTATTAGGAAAAGGATCTAAATTTAAAGTGTTACCAGATTATGTTTGGAATTTATCACAAAGACAATCTAGAATCTTATTAGATTCTTTGATTGAAGGTGATGGTCATAGATATGATGATGGTTTTTGTAGATTTGGAACCATTAATTTGAATTTAGCTAACGATGTGTCTAAATTAGCATTTCATTGTGGTTGGTCTGGAACTATTAAATTAGATTCAGAACCTGGAAGAATATCACATGGTAAAAGAAATTTAGGATATAGAAAAGGTCAAGAAATTACAATTGAACAAAAAAATAAATATTACAAAATCAGTATAATTAAGAAACATAATGAACCATGGATTAATAAAAAGAAAAATAATTCTAATAAAGAAGAAATAAGAAAATATAATGGTAAAGTATATTGTATTGAAGTTCCAGAATCTCATGTATTTTATATGAGATATAATGATTTATCTCCTCCTATATGGACAGGTAATTCAAACAGACACGGTTAACTTTTTGGCCGTAAAGTGGTGTCAAAAGCACTGCTAGTTCTCGGATAGAGAGCAAAGTATTCAAATTGCGGGAACCTCCCGAAGCTTACGTTGGTAAGTGCAGCTAATGACTACTAAGTTAGTTTGGTAACAAACTAATGGCTAATGTTAATCACATTAGGTAGAGTAAAAAGGTAATTAGTAATAGAGGGACAATCCGCATCCAAGCTTCCTAACTCGTTATGTTCAGAGTTAGGTAGAAGGTTCAACGACCATATGGATACTGTGAGATGAAGCTTGAACTACTTCATAATCTCATCAAGATATGGTCTAGCCCCACAGGAGACTGTGCTGTATTGTGTAGCCTTTAGTATACTATCTTTCTCTTCAGTTCATTGAGGAGAATATACTAGAGTCGAAGGTACAGGGGTTTTTTAAAACCTGGTATTAAAGCAAAAAGGAACGTTAGGTATAGCATTACCACAAAAAGACATGCCATTTACTGAAGACGGAATACATCCAGATTTAATTATGAATCCACATGCTATTCCATCAAGAATGACTATTTCACAGTTAATTGAATGTATGGCATCAAAAGTAGGAGGATTAGAAGGAAAATTTGTAGATGGTACACCATTTAATAATTATAATGTAAGGGAATTACCAAAAATATTAGAAAAATTAGGATATGAAAAATACGGAACTGAAACTATGTATTGTGGGATCACAGGTAAGAAGATGGAAGCTAAAATTTTCATAGGTCCTACATATTATATTAGATTGAAGCACATGGTGCAAGATAAGGTGCACTCTAGATCATCAGGGCCAAGACAACAATTAACTAGACAACCGTTAGAAGGAAGAGCAAGAGATGGTGGTTTAAAAATTGGAGAGATGGAAAAAGATGCGATGGTTGCTCATGGTTGTGGGCAATTTTTGAAAGAAAGAATGATGGAAACATCAGATATAACCAAAGTGCATGTATGTGACGAGTGTGGTTTATTTGCACAAAAGGCAATAGATAAAGATTATTATGTATGTCCAATGCCTAAATGTAAAAATTCAAGAATTTCAGAAGTAGTAATGCCATATGCTTGTAAATTATTATTCCAAGAATTAATGGCAGTAAATGTATTACCTAAAATAGAAACTGAGAAATCGATTTATGCAGGTAATATTTAATTAAAAAATTAATATTTTATAATATTATAAATTATTAATTTTGTTTATTTTTTTTAACTTTTTTATTATTAATTTCTCTTACCATCTTTATTTTTCTATTACCTTTTATAATTTTTGGTTTTTTTATATATTTTATTCTTTGAGTTTTTTTTTCATTTGTTGGTGAATAAGGAATTATATAGTTCATTTAAATAATTTAGAAAAAAATATTGAACTTAAATCATTTAAAGATTTATCTTCTTTATCTAATAGAATATGCAATCTAGTTTAAAGTCTTCAATGTGGACAAATTACAAATTTGTTGATTATCTTAAAGTAAAAGATAATGAATGTAGTAATTTACCAGATGGTGTACAAATATCAACAATGTGTGCATCAGCTAAGAATATTGACGGAAGTGGGGGTTTATGTACAGATATTAATTTGGACAATATTTATGATTATATGAAATGTGATAGTGATGATATTTTAACAATTAAAAAAAGTGATTTATTGAAAAAAACAATTATTCCTGAAAAAAAGAAAAAAAGGAGAACATCAAATAAGAAAAAAAAAGCAGGGAAAAAGAAGGTTTCTTTTTTCTTCCATCAAATTACAATTGTTGTTAGAGTATATGAAGGTGAATATGATGATTTAAATAATGTTAAAAAAATCAATATGAAAATTTTTAAAAATGGTTCAATTCAAATATCTGGTATAAAAAAATTAGAATATGCAAACAGAGCAATTAATAAATTAATATATAAATTAAAACAAATTAAAGCAATTTTAAATGATGATGGAATACCAGAGGATATTTTATTTGTAAAAGATCCAAAAAAGGTATCAATTAATAATTTTAAGTTGGATATGATTAATTCAAATTATCAAGTTAATATGCAAATTAATAGAGATAAATTATATGAATTATTATTGAGACGTGGTATGAATGTTACTTTTGAAAAATGTATTAGGGCATGTGTAATATTAAAATTTGTTCCAAAAAATCCAGTAGAAAATAAGAAGATTAGTATTTTTATTTTTCAAAAAGGTAATATTATTATTACAGGAGCAAAATCAAGGGAACATGTAATCGAATCTTATAATCATATTAATAATATTTTGATTACTTATAAAGATGAGATTGAAAAGAAGAATGAAGAGGATGAAGAAAATGAAATTATGGCTTGTTATAAAAGTGTTTTGGCAGAGAATTCGCATAGATTAGAAGAATTTGATATTTCGAGCGAAACTTTAGATGATTAAATAATTATATTTTAAAATACAATTATTTAATATTATTTTATTTGTATATCACTAGATAGCATAATATGATCAGATGGAAATTCATCATTTGGGAATGATTTATATTTTTGTTTATATTTTGAATCAATACCTTCAAGTGCTGAATTTATTTTAAAATTTTTATTAACAAATATATAATCTAGTGTATTTTTAAAATTTTCTGTATAATTTGTAAATTCAGGTTCTTTCTTGAAAATTTGATTAAAACAACTTTTATAAGGGCTATAATTAAATATTTCTGGTGTTTTGATAAAAGGTAATTTGTATTCTAAATCTTTTTCATCATCAAATTTATTTGAAGACTTTCCTGTTGTTATACCATGATAAACTGCCGTTTTTGGATGTGAATTAAAATCACCACATAATACTACTGGTAATTCATTACTATTTGATATTTTACTAAGTACTTTCATTAATAAATATGCCTGTAAATTTTTTACATCACTAAAAAGAGGATTATGTTCTAAATGAACACAACATACAAAAAATTCTTTTTTAGTAAGTTTATCTTTTAATTGTAATTGTATTGCAGCAAATTTTTTCATAACTTTATTATTAAATTTTGTTAATTTACTTGATATTAAAAATTTTTTTACAAGTTTATGATAATCAATAGTTGAAAAATTTATTGGATCAAATCTTTTAGTTTTAAATAATATAGCTACACCAAAATTATTATCTTCTAATCTTGGATCAGGAATATTTTTTTTACTTTCTTTATTAAACCAATATGCTTTTTGCGGAATATAAAATCCATGATATCCATATTTATTAAAGGTAGGCATAATATCAATATATGCCAAGTCAGTTTGAACTTCAACCAAACATATTATTTCAGGATCTATATTTAAAATTTCATCTTTAATCATTTTAAATCTGTTTTCCCATTTCATACATTTTTTATCACAAGAAGCATAATGTTTTGAATCTTTTGGAACAGCCATAGGAGCTAAAATGTTATATGTACAAATTCTTATATCATTTTTTTTCTTTTTATAAGTTTTATTTTTTTTATCTTTGAAGTTTCTTTTCATTTTATAATATATTAGATAATTATAAATCATTATAAATTATTGGTCTTTTACTAAAGTAATAAATAGAAATAATTAACATTGTCAGGGAATGATTTCCAAATTTATATTTAGACATATCATAATTAAATATTAGAAGAATTATTAATGGTAATAAATGTTCTATTTGCGCAATCCAAAATTTTTTATTATTTTTAAAATAATATATAAAATAAAATATAGGTATTAAAATAGATAATATTAATGATACAACAAATGTTTCAGAATTAGGATTTGAATAATGATATGCATTAATTAAATAAATAACATAGCTTATTTTTATTAAATTATTAAATATTTTCTTTCTTGGAGTTAATTTTATTTCTTGTTTTAATACAAGATCTGAAATAAATTTTTCACTAATAAATGTATAACAAATATATAAAAAAATATTTAAATAAAATAGATTATTCATTATAAATTATTACAGAAAAAATTTATAATGTTATTATATATGACAAAAAATGAAATTTGTAAATGTATCAATTGCAATAAAAGTATTTTATTAAAAGAAACTATATATTCATGTAAAGATTGCAATAAACTAGGAATTTGTTCTGTTTGTTATATTACTGGATTTCCTTATCCTAACATTTGTTTGGATTGTGTGAAAATAAGAACAAATATAGCTAATAAAATAAGGGAAAATAAACTAATTATACAAAAAAATAAAGAAAATGAATATATTAAAAATTTAAACAATAATCTTTATAATAAAAAAATTGAAAATTTCTTTAATATTTATTAAATTAATCTTTTATGTCTGAAATAAACAATTTGACTGAACAACAAATAAGAGATCTATATATAAGATCGTTAAAAAATAAAGATAAAATTAATAAATATACATATAATTTAGAAGAGTATGATATAAGAATAAGTGATGATGGTGTAGCTGAATGGATAATTGAAACTAGAAAAAAATTAAAAATACCATCTGAAGTGACAGATGAATTACTACTACATGGATTTTTACCAGGTTTTTATGAATTGTATGAAGCATTTGGTGATAAAATATTTAATATGTACTGTGTTAACTACTTGTATAATTTAATTACTAAAAAAAAAGAAGAAAAAATTATTACACCTATTTCTATTAGAGAAATAAAATTAAAAGAAGGTGTATTAAGAGGAAATAAACATATGAAAATAATAAGTCAAAAAAATGGTTTATTAAAAAGAGTAAAAATACTATATAATGATATATTAAATATTAAAACAACACCTTCTAAATTAACACCAGATATATTTGAGTCAATTATTGGTATTGTTTTTAAATCATATAATGATGATTTTCATAAAACATTTGAGTGGATAGATAAAAATTTAAAACCTTATTTTGATAGAGAAATTATTAATGAAAAAGACTCTCATAGTATTTTAAATTTATTGATTCAAAATATTGCAAAAAATAAAAAAATACAAAATAAAAAATTTAATGTAAACAATAAAGATTATATAACTAAAATAACCTTTGCAGAAAAAGGTCAGTTAAAAAAAAGATGTATGATTGTACATCCTGATATTTGTTCACAGAATCTAAAAGGTGCTATTCCAATAAAGTCACATGTAAATGGTGTAATTGGTAATATAAATTCTAGACCATTAGGCTACAAACCAGTATGTAGATCTAATTTGGAAGATTGGCTGAAGAAAAAAGGTGATGATAAATTAAAATGGATTGACGATTCAAGATATTCTGGAAAGAAAGCTAGAGATTATTTACAATGTAGAAAAAATGAAGAAAATAATATATCTTTAGAACATGGTTTAATAACCGATAGTTCACAAACTAATTGGTTATTAAATATTATAATTGGAAAGAGAAACAATATTGATGTTAATGAAAAAATTGAAGTTCCACCAGGTAGTTTTGTATCAAGTCTATTTAAAAAATGGAATAAAGGAGATAAAATCAATAAAGGTGATATTATAGGATATATATATTTACCAGATATGCTTATATATGGAAGAGGATATAATAAAAGTGAATCGGAAGCAGATATGGAAGCAGCTATGGTTATTCTTGCAAATAAAGGTGATCTTATTAATAAGTATAGTAATACAAATATAAATAGCGTTGAATGGAAAAATAAATTAAAAAGAAGAAGAGAAAATGCACAAAAAAGACAAGCTAATAATTCTATATATGATAGACAATCTGCCTTTAAAATTAATACAAGTGGTAAACCTAAATTTAGTTCAAATAGAAAATCTCCAAATAACTCACCTGGAAAGAAAATATCAGTATTTGTTTCCAGTATGAAATTTGGAGAAGAAGAAAAAATTATCAATAGCTTTTTTCCAAACAGAACAAGCTATAATATACTTACGGATAATAATAAACCAAATGGTAAAGCATTTGTTGATTTTAGGAGTGAGAAAGAAAGGAATAATGCCTTAATGAAAAATGGTATGAAATTTAATAACAAGGGTCGTAAAATTAAAGTAGAAATACCTAGAAAAAAGAAAAATTGAAATAATTATAATTATAACATTTAATTTATATTAATCGCTTAACAAGTGATTGGATACTACATTGTTCTATAAAAAAAATATTGTAACTGTTGGTGTGTAATACATCAAGTCTTTTAAGACTTTTTAAACCTGAATGAATGATATGTATCCCACATGATATTTTATAATATCAAAACAAAAACACCAAAAAATATTTTTTGATGTTTTTGTAAAAAAATTGAAATAATTTTTAATAAATTATATAAATATAATTTAATCGCCTAACAAGTGATTGGATACTACATTGTTCTATAAAAAATATTAATTCCCTCAAGTATTTGGATACTTGGTGTCTTTTATGACTATTTATACCTGAATGAATAATATGTATCCCACATGATATTTTATAATATCAAAACAAAAACACCAAAAAATATTTTTTGATGTTTTTCATTCAAAATAAATTAAATATCTATATGAACAATCGCATTGTGCAAATCCATCCCATATATTCCCACAATTATCACATCTAAATAATCCATCAGGAACTTCATCATAATACGTATGATTATCTATAATTTTTCCATTTCTTAACATTTTAAAAAATTCTATTTTAGATGTTTCTTCTAAGGCCATTTCATATACAAGTCTTTTTATTTCTGTATAATTTTTATAATAATCATCTAATAAATCATATAATTTATTGTAATTACTATTACTTTCTAAAACTCGCCAACTAAATTGTTTATAATCATCGTTTGGTTCATTTGTATTATATATTTGTTGAACTATTTCCCATTCAATAGGTTGATGATATTTTTTTATCTTATTAATTAATTCTAATAAAGTAGACATATTAATTTTAATTAAATGTAAATATATATTAATTCAAATTTTATATTACCATGGATAGTCAGAATATCTCGTTTTAATTATTTTATTATCATTATCATAAATATAACTGCAAAATCCATATTGATCTAATTTATCTTTACAATCACTAGGATTTTTTAATATTTCATTAAAAAGATAAAATTTATTATTATTTTTATCTATATTATAGCCTTTTTTTAATTTATCATTTTTACTATATTTTTTTAATTTGTTATAAAAATCATAAACTAATTCAAAATAAACTTTAATTGGTTTTTTTATTTTAACAATGTAATTTATTAATTCTAAAAATAACTTATTATTTGGTTCAGTAGCTATAATACCTTGATATATTGTACCTTCATATGCAGATAAAACTGTATATAAATTAACATCATTTTTGTTAAATATTTTATTTATGTTTTTAATTAATTTTGTTTTGATATCAATATAAATTCCACCATATTTATAAAGGTAACAATATCTAAATAAATCTGCTTTATGAGCTCCTTTTAAATTATTAAATGCATTTAAAACATTTTTAGGATAATTGATTTTTAGAAAGTCTACGATATCATTATCATCGAAAATTATATATTTATAGTTTTTTGCATATTTATTTATATTTTCATATACTTTTTTGGGTATCTTATCTTTGGTATGATAAGTACTGACTATAACTTTTGGTATATTATTAGAAAATTTTTCATAATTTTTACATATTATTAAATAAATAATTATTAGTATAGTTGGTATAAATATTTTTAAAAACAATTTTATATTTTTATTCATTAATTAAATAAAGAAATAAAATTAATTTTTTTATCTAAAATGTGATTTTATTATATTATCTTTTACAGATGGGATATCTCTTAATGTAACTAAAGGATATTCTGTGTATCCAATTTTTATATTTTTAAATTGATTTACAATTAATAAATCAATTGGCTGGAATATACCTTCTTTTTCAATTTTATTAATAAGATATTTTGCCCCATTTATACTTAAATAATACATAACACAACCAAAACCATACCAATTTAATTTATTATAATTAATTATTTTATTTTCGTTATCTTTCTTTTTTTTATTAGTATTATAAAAAAATATCACATCATATAATTTGAATTCTTTTTTTAGATTATTAAATTCATTTAAAAAATTAGTATTAAAAATTATATCGTCTTCACAAATAATATTATTTTTTAAATTTTCTTTTATCATTTTTTTCCATAAATAAAAATGAGATAATGCGACAGCAATAATTCCATTTGATTTTTTTGTATCGTTGTTCATATTTCTAAAATAAAATTCTTCATTTTTAGAAAATTTGTGAGTTAGTCCATCTATACCATTTATTCTTTTAAAATTTAATTTTAAATTAATTAATTGTGATTTTATATTAGACCATCTTTTTTTACTTCTTTTTAAATTGATAATATTAAATATTATATCTTTACTATTACTAAATTTTTGATAATTTTTACATATTATTAAATAAACAATTATTAGTAAAATCGGTATTAATATTTTTAAAATTAATTTAATATTTTCATTCATTAATATAAGGAAGATTAAAAATCTTCTGCAATATCATATCTTTCTTTACTTGAATACTGTCCTTCTATACCAATATGTTGAATAACAGATGGTTTAGTAACTATTATTTTGCAATTTTGATTAGGAGCTTCATAACATACTTCCCAATCCCAACCTGCTATTTTATCACCTTTAGACATAATATTTAATATGAATTTTTTATATACATTTTTATTGAAAAACATATTTATTCCACCAATTGTATTTTTCAAATAAAAATTTCCATAATCTTTTATAATTTTATGACCACATGATTTATTACAATTAAAACCACTAATAATATAATGTTTAGCATTTAATTTTTTTCTAGCAATTGATTCGGTATTTTTTAATTTGTTTAACCAATCTTTTTTTACAATTGTATCACTATCAATATTACATAAATAATCACATTTTGGGTATAATAAATCCCATCCTTTTTTTAGACTATATCTAATTCCTAAATTTTCTTCATTTCTTATTTTTATTACTTCACAACTAGAATCTTTAATTTTAAATTTTTGTATAATATCCCAATTTTTTGAATCAGAACTATGATCATCTATTAAACATAATATTGTATTTGATAAATTACTTTTTGATATACTTTCTAATGTTCTGATTAAATAATCAGGACGATTAAAACAAGAAATAACTATTCCTATTTTCTTATCTGAATTACTAAATTTTTGATAATTTTTACATATTATTAAATATATAATTATTAGTGTAATTGGTATTAAAAAAATTAATAATTTAATATTATTATTCATTAATTTAATAAAGAAATTATTTTATGAAGGTTTTTCAGATAATATATCAACTTTCCAACTGGATATAGATCCTATCTGAATATTATTATCTGTTTTATTTACTAATGCTATTTTATCTCTCCAATTACCATAGATATACCATATATTTGGGTATTTTTCATATTCTCCATTACCATCATCAAATGTATTTATTTCATATACAATGTTTGTTTTTGGACTATAAATTGTCCAATCATTATGTCTCCAATTCCATTTATCTATAAAACTCATTATTTATAAATTTATAATATGTAGATTAATTTTTCAATTTTTTTAAAGTAAGTATTATATTTTTATTTATTTTTTCATTATATTTATTTTTTTTGTATAAAAATTCGTCACTTTTATAAATATTGTCATCATATAAATATTTTTTTGTTTTTTTGAAGAAATCTTTATTCATATGAGAAGTATAATCTACAATCATGCAAGATAATTCATTGACAATTATGTTAATATATACTTCAATTTCTATAGCATTTATTAATCTTATTTGGTTATCAGTTCCAACTTTGCCAGTGAGTAATTTTCCTTCAACAAAATCTTTCATAAAAACAATCAATTTTTTAAAATTATAAATAGGATTTTCAAAAATAGTGTTATTAACTAATTTTATATTTTGTAGAATTATTTTATATTGACCATTTAATAATAAAAATAAATCTAATTTTAAATTTAATTCTTCAGACAATTTTTTTAGTATATGAATTCTCATTTGAAAATTATGATGTAAGTATAATGTTTCATCTGAAGCATTTTCAAAAATTATTAATTCATTAAAATTAATAAGTTTATTTATTTCTTCTTCAGTTTTATCTGGGTAAAAATTATTTTGCAGCAATTTTATTTTAGAATCGAAAAAATTAATAAGATCTATATAATTTTTATCAATTCTTTGTATCATTAATTCATCAAAAAAATTTATAGTTTTTATTTTATTTACTATCTTATCTATATTCTTTAATTTAGCCATTATATTTTTTATAATTTTTTCATTTGTCTTATTAACTGACTCTGTATCTATAAATTTTTTGAATGTATAATTTAGCATTTTATAAAAATTTTTTTTAGCAGCATCTTTATCTTGCATTAAATATTTTGCATTTTCAATCAAAGGATATTGAATTTCAAATTTAGCTACTTGTTCATTAAACTTTAAAATTTTTTTATTAAATTCATATTCTACAATTTTATCATCTATATTAATTAGATTAGGTAATGTTATCGTTAGACGATGGGTATATTGATAATCTTCTTCATTTTCATAATTACCTAATACAATAATTATGTTTTTAATTCCTTCAACTATTTTAGGAATTATACGGAATTTTTTATTTATTTTATTAAAAGGTATAAGTGGATCAAATTTTCTATTATTAATTTCATATACTTTCCAATATTCTAAAGGTATTTTCATTTTTAATGTGGCAATTTCTTTGGTGTAATCATAAAAAATAATATTTGAATTCATTTCCATCCATTTAGTAATTAATTGTTCCATTCTAATTTTTCTATAAAAATTAATATCTTTGTTACTTTCTGCTTTTTTTTCAATTTGTTGATTAAGAAAGTCAATATCATTTTTTTTATGATTTGGAATTTTATTTTTTTTTGATTTCTTTTTCTTCTTCTTTTTTATTTTTTTAGTTTTTTTATTTGTACAGCCATTTAAATTTAAATTATTATTATTTTCAATATCTTTTTCTTTATTAATTTTGCATTCATCGATCATCTTTTTATCTATAAAATCAAATGCATTATTAATTATTTCTTTTGTAATAATTTTACACATATTTTTAATTTCTTTGATACGTAATTTTCTAATTTTTTTCATACGTTTTTTCTCTTTTTTATCAATATTATTTATTGTTAATTCTATAATGTTAAAAATTATTGATTCAATATGTAAATTTTTTTCTAATTCATTTAATTTTTCATTAAAATATTCTTTTATAATTAATTCTGTATTTATTATATTTTTTTTGTTTTTTGTTTCTATTATTTTAATCATTTCCTTCAAAATAAATGTTAAATTATATTTATGATCAATAAAATATAATTTATCTTTTAGGATATTATATTTATTTAACTTATTTTGCAAAGTATCATATGCACAATTTAAATTCATTTCTGTTTGACATTTTAGATTATATGCTGCATCAAATTGATTTTGATAAAAATAAATATTTTCTTGATAATTGTTATTAATATTATAATTGAGTGTATTTAATAAATTGGTAGAATCCAAATTATA